GGCCTGGCCCGACCAGCGCGTGCTGGTCGTCACCCATGTCCGCGAACTGATCGCGCAGAACCATGCCGAGATGCTGGGGCTCTGGCCCGAGGCGCCGGCGGGCATCTACTCGGCCGGGCTCGGCCGCCGCGACGCGCGGGCCCGGATCCTCTTCGCCGGCATCCAGTCGATCCACGACAAGGCGACGCGCATCGGTCATGCCGATCTGGTGCTGATCGACGAGGCCCATCTGATCCCCGGCCGGTCAAACACCATGTATCGCCGTTTCCTCACCGACCTGCAGGCGATCAACCCCGCGCTGAAGGTGATCGGGCTGACGGCGACGCCCTTCCGGCTCGACAGCGGCATGTTGCACGAGGGCGAGAACGCGCTCTTCACCGACATCGCCTACGAGGTGTCCGTCCGCGACCTGATCGATCAGGGCTATCTCTCCCCGCTCACCTCCAAGCAGACGCAGACCCGCCTCGACGTGACCGGCGTGGGATCGCGAGGCGGCGAGTTCATCGCGCGCGACCTCGAGGACGCGGTCGACCAGGACGCCATCACGCGCGCCGCTGTGGCCGAGGTGATCGCCCATGGCGAGACGCGCCGGTCCTGGCTCGTCTTCTGTTCCGGCGTACGCCACGCCACCCATGTCGCCGAGGAGTTCCGCCGCCGCGGGGTGAGTTGCGCCACCATCTTCGGCAAGACCCCGAAGGACGAGCGTGACGCAATCATCGCCGCCTTCAAGCGTGGCGAAATCAGGGCGCTGGCCTCGATGGGGGTGCTGACGACGGGCTTCAACGCGCCGGCCGTGGACCTGATCGCCATGCTGCGGCCCACCAACTCGGCCGGGCTCTATGTCCAGATGGCCGGTCGGGGCACGCGGCTCGCCGAGGGCAAGGAGAACTGCCTCGTTCTCGATTTCGCGGGCAATGTTCGTCGGCATGGTCCCATCGATCTGGTGCGGCCGAAACAGCCAGGCGGTCCCGGCGACGGCCCGCCACCCACGAAGATCTGCCCCGAATGCGGGACCATCGTGGCCATCGCGGCGCTCGAATGCCCCGACTGCGGTTTCGAGTTCCCCGGCCGCGAGGTGAAGCTCGAGCCTACCGCCTCAACGCTCGAGGTGCTGTCGACCGGCAAGCCGCAATGGGTCGGCGTCACCGACGTCACCTACAGCCGCCACGAGAAACGCGGCGGGCGGGCGTCGCTGAAGGTCACCTACCGCTGCGGGCTCGCCTTCCACACGGAATGGGTCTGCTTCGAGCACGAGGGCTATCCGCGCCGAAAGGCCGCGAGCTGGTGGCGCGAGCGCGCGCCCGAGCTGGAAGTGCCCGAGTCTGTCGATGAGGCGCTCATCCTAGCGGACCGGCTGCGCCGCCCCACCGAGATCGCCGTTCGCCCCGCGGGCCGCTTCACCGAAATCACCGCCTACAGGTTCGCCCCATGCCTTACAGCCGTGCCGGGCTCTGCGCCGTCTGCCACCGAGAACCCCGCGGCTGGGGCTGGTTCGACGCGCGCTTCCGCGTCTCCGACCCGCGGCGCGACACGAGCCGCAGAGACCTCTGCAGCCGGGTTTGCCAGGACATCTGCCACCGGAGGTCGGGCATGATCGATCCGACCCCCAATGAGACGGCGGCCATGGTCGAGGGCGGCAAGGCCGGCGGCGCCTATCTCGACAGCCTCGGCCGGACCGATCTCGCCCTGCTGAGCGAGGAGGAGTGGGACACCTTCGTCGAGGTGATCGTCACCGGCTACTGCGACCACCTGCGCGACTTGGCGGCGAAGGACCGTGCCCGGCTCGACGGCATGATCCCGGAGGTGCCCTTCTGATGGCGGACACCTCGTGGATGGCGCGCGTGGGCGTGCGCCTCGTGACCAACGGCTACGCGATCCTGCCGATCGCGCCCGGCACCAAGAAACCAGGCCAGTTCGCCCGCGCGGGCTGGCACGACTACCCGCAGTGGAACCGGCATGCGAGCCGCGCCACGACCGAGCTCGAGGTCGCGACCTGGTCGGCCTGGCCCGACTGCGGCGTCGGGATCGTCGGCGGTGCGGTCGCCGCGCTCGACATCGACATCGCCGATGATGGCGAGCTGGCGCTGCGCATCGAGCGGCTCGCCCGCGAACAGCTGGGCGATACGCCGGCGCTCAGGATCGGAAAGCCGCCGAAGCGGCTGCTGGTCTATCGCACGCGAGAGCCCTTCGCCGGGATCCGGCGCGCGCCGCTAGAGGTGCTCTGCCTCGGTCAGCAGTTCGTGGCCTATGCCAGGCATCCCGATACCGGCCAGCCCTATGCCTGGCCGGACGAGGGGCTCGCTGATCTCGACATCGAGAGTCTGCCCGAAATCGACGCCGAACAGGCAGCGGCCTTCCTCGACGAGGCGTTGGCGCTGATCCCGCCCGAGCTGCGCCCAAAGAGCCTCGGTGCGAAGGGCGCGAACGGGGCCGGGAATCCGTGTCTGCCGGCCCATGCGCAGGCCGGTACGCTGGAAGCGATCCGGAGCGCGCTCGCCTGGTTGCCGAACGCCGAGCTAGACTACGACAGCTGGATGCGCATCGGCATGGCGCTGAAGGGCGCGCTGGGCGAGGAGGGCGCGGCGCTCTTCGCCGACTGGTCGGCGCAGGCGGCCAAGAACGACCTGGCCGCGACGGCGAAGGCATGGACGAGCTTCAAGCCCGCGCGGATCGGCGCCGGCACGATCTATCACCTCGCCATGGAGAATGGCTGGCGCCCCGATCCCGACCTGCTGCTCGATGGCAGTCAGAAGGTTTGTGCGAGCGACGAGCATCCCGCAGCCGGCCTCCTCGCGCGGCTCGCCCAGCCCGAAGCCCCGATGCCGATCCTCGCGCCTGCACCGTCCTTCACGCTGACAATCCCGGGCGGGCTGGTCGGCGATCTCGCGCGCTACATGATCGACACGGCGCGCAGACCGCAGCCGCTTCTCGCAGTGGGAGCCAGCCTCTGCGCCCTCGGCGCGCTGATGGGGCGGCGCTACCGCACGACAACCGACCTGCGCACGAACCTCTACATCGTGGGCATCGCGGACAGCGGATCGGGCAAGAACCACGCCCGCGAGGTCGTCAATGAGCTCTTCTTCGAGGCGAGGCTCGCGCATCACCTGGGCGGCAACAAGATCGCCTCGGGCGCTGGGCTTCTGACCGCGCTCCACCGTCAGCCCGCGATCCTGTTCCAGATCGACGAGTTCGGGATGTTCCTGTCGGCGGCGGCCGACCGGAAGCGCAGCCCGCGTCACATCACCGAGATCCTCGACAACATGACCGAGCTCTACACCGCAGCCAGCGGGATTTTCCTCGGTGCGGAATACGCCAACCGGGACGGCTCGAACGAGCGGCGCGACATCGTCCAGCCCTGCCTCTGCGTCTACGGGACGACAACGCCGCTGCATTTCTGGGGGGCGCTGCAAGGCGCCAACGTGGTGGACGGCTCGCTCGCCCGGCTCATCATCCTGCCGAGTGAAGAGGACTATCCGGACGAGAACCGTACCGCTGGCCTGCGTCGATCTCCGCGCGCGCTGATCGAAGGGCTGCAGCGCCTTGCCGAAGGCGGCGGTCGGGCGAGCGGGAACCTCGCAGGCCGGACCTCCGGCCCCGAGACCGCCGTCGATCCGATGACCGTTCCCATGGACGACGAGGCGCAGGCGCATTTCGACGCGCTCCGCGACGAGATCACCGCTGAGCTCAGGGCTGCGGCCGGCACGTTCCACACGCCGATCCTCGCCCGGATCGCGGAGAACGCGGCCAAGGTCGCGCTCGTCCTCGCCGTGGGGCGCGATGCGGTCCATCCCGTCATCCGGCTTGAGGATGCTGTCTGGGCCATAGACTTCGTGCGCCACTTTGCGCGGCGCACCATCGACGCTGTCTAGAGCCATGCCGCCGACACCGAGACCGAGGCGCATCTGAAACGACTGCGCGAGATCATCCGTAAGGCGGGATCGGCCGGCGTCACCAAGTCCGAGCTGACCCGCGCATCGCAATGGCTCGGGGCGCGCGACCGCGACGACATCCTGCTCACGCTGGTCGAGAGCGGCGACATCGTCCCGGTCGAACAGG